TACAAATGCGACTGTAGACACGCCCGATAAATCAGGGCAACCAACAATCAGCAAAGGCGTTTCAATTATAAGCTCTGCTAAAAACATAAAGTACCCGACCATCTATATCCAAAACAATCAGCCTTACGCGTATCGGATTATGGAGACTGGATATTCAGAGCAGACACCACCCAAAACATTAAGCCTAACAATACAAGCGGCGGTTAATATATGAGTTATTTAAACGGGCTATTTAATGCGTTTTATAAGCGCCTATACGAAAACATGCCAACAGGCTACACCATTGATGACTTAGCTAATATGGATGCAGGAATAGCTAAAACCATAGATAGCAAGCACTTGGTGCAAAGCACGGCTCTAGGTTTACGACAGCAAACAGCGGTGGATACTGCGCGGTGTATTAGGCAGTTTTTCATTCACACAGTAGCTATTTACGTACCGAATGCTGATAGAGCCGACAGAGCTGGTATACTAACAACTGCTAGCGAGATTCAAGCGCTATTTGAAAAGCAAGAGTTCGACAACTACGTGACGCAAACAAGTGACATTGATATAGTCGGCAAGCAAGTAGATTCTAAATTCTATAGAGTCGATGTAAACATTAACGGATATTTCGAGGAAATACTATGAGTACAACAGTAAACGATCGCGAGTTAGTCGGACAAGATATTAGCGTCCACTTATCCGCACAAGCAATAAAGGGTGCTGCTGATGCTAACCCTGAGTTTTTCAAAGTTAAACGTATCGGCGGTGCGCCTAAGCAAACTAAAGGCTCGACAACATCAAGCACGTTAAGCAATAGCCAAAACGGCAAGCCAAACATTCAGACTAGCTCTGAGCAAATGGCAGAATTATCAACAGAGGTATTTCAGCAAACTAAAGATTTAACTGTAGCTGCAATTCATTCAGTTGTTGATGATAATTCCTACACCGGTACTGATGTTGAGATTACAAGTACTGGCTTTGTATTCTCAGGTGCTGATGTATTGCTAATCGCTGGTGATTTTATCTTTGTTAGCGGTGCGACTGATGACGCTAACAATATTAGCTATTATATATCAAGTGTTGCTGGCGATATCGTAACAACTAGCGTAGCCCCTGCTGCATTGGAAAGTGTGGGCGCAAGCATCACTATTGCAAGCAAGAAATACGTCAACGGCAAGTCACCTACATACTTCCTAGGTCAACGCCGCCAACTTGATAAAGCCAGTGCAGGCGATTTAGCTTACTTTAACTTCACCGATGGCTTGATTGATTCAATGTCTCTTGAGATTCCAGAAGAAGAGCTGTTAACCGCAACTATTAATATGATGTGGGAAGTCGCAGAATCTAGCCGTGTAGCAATCACAGGTCAAACTGATGCGGCAGAAGATACGAGCGAAGCTGTGGGTGTTGAGAATCAATTCAAGAAATTCTGGCTTGACGGCGCTCCTGCTGAATGCTCGTTAAAGTCTGCATCAATTGAAATTGCAAACAACTATCAAGGCTCTGCTGCTGCTGGTTGTGCACGCAAGTCATTAGGTGCACGTGAGTTTGCTGTAAACGGCAGCTTTGTTGCTAAGAATTACATTTCAGACTCAACACGCTGGGAAGATTCATATCTAAATGGCGATCGCGTTAACTTAGCGTTTGAAATTGTTTGGGCAGATGGCAACTCTATGATTGTTCAAGTTGAGCGAGCATACTTGTCAGAGCATGAGCAGCCTATGGAAACAGGATACTCAAATAGCACGTTAAACTTTAACGCAGAAGAAAACCCTGACACAGGCAGTACTATCAGGGTGTTTACTAACTTCTAAATAATAGCCGCTTTAATTAGCGGCTTTAAACTTAAATAATTTCTCTACAGCTTTCTTGTGTTTTCCATTTTTAGCAACGCTTACATTTAACTCCTGCCGCCAAATACACTCAAAATCATCGGGTGCGTTGTATTCACTAACAAACACAGTGTGACCCTCTTTTGATTTATCTCTGCACCATTGCCAAAAATCGGCATGGTTGAATTTATCTTTATATCCTGTCACACCTTCATAAGGCGGATCGCAATAGATTATACTGTTAGGTGGGATGGATAAATCCGAGTAAGAAGAGCTTAAAAACACAACGTCCTTTAAATTCTCAGATTGCTTCAGCATATTGTTTTTAGACTGCCGACAGTAACTTTTAGTTGTTCGGTTCAGCTCTTCCGCGGCAGGTTTATCTTTTTTAACATTTCTTGCAAAACCACCATTCCAATCTGCACCAAAAGAACAACCTAACCTTACAAAAGCTATGTAGTGTTTAGGGTATTTCATGTCCATTTCGTTTTTAACGTCTCTCCACTCTTCCTCACTCACATAGTCCGGTGGTATCCATCCTTGTTGTATAGCTTCGTGTAGCGCTATTAAATACTCGTTAAAATCAGCACCAATACGATTACCATCAACCTTGTCAATCATATTTGCACCACCCACAAAAGGCTCAACCCAATACTGACCATCTGCGCGGTCTTCTAGCATGATTGGTAAAATATGCTTTGCTATTCTGTTTTTGCTACCCATATATTTCATTCTTAAGCCCTATCAATTAAATCAACCATTAAAATACATCATCGCACACCCGCCGTGAAATAAAATTTAGCTATAAGCATATAACTAAATAATTTGCTAAACTGTAGCTAATATCATTTTATCAACGGTGAATCATGTTTTTTCGTAAGCGCAAAGAAGAAGATAACGAGCAAATACCAGCATCAATTAGTTGCTTTAAAGAAGACCAAGAAAAGGTGACTAAGGGTGCGCCAATTTACCCCATGCCAGATAATGCAGATTTGTTTTTTAATGTATTGCGAGTCGGTACGTTTGAGCAACAAAAGCAAATGGTTGATGTTACTCGCAGTGTTTACGGCGCTCACGCTCCGCGACAGGTGGATAACAACAAACTTTGGGCTGTATGGCTTGCTGAATACGGTGTTACCGACTGGGGATATTTAGAAGATGAAAACGGCAAAGTATTAAAGTTCACTCGCGAGACTTGCCGCAGCATATTTAACAATAAAGACTATCGCAATACTTTAGTGCCAACGCTAATTAACGGCGCTAGCGATTATTACAGCTATCTACAAGACGAAGCTTTAGAGGCTATAGAAGAGATAAAAAAGCGCTAAAGTGGGACGCGGCAGGGAGTCAAAAGACGCTTGACGCATTACTAAGGACTCCAGAAAAGTACAGGTCTAAGTATGACAAAAGCGTATTGAATGAGCTGCTACAGAAAAAGCCGAATCTCACAGATAAAGCAAGCAGCGCTCTTGGTGCTTTTTATAGGCTTGATAGAGAGCGTGATAGGGTGGGGCAAATGGCTAGCCCTCAACACATCAAGCAAGCATCTGTTAGGCAGTACATAGAATATAACGGTAGTCATGATTTCGAGTTTGATTTATTTGAAAAGATCATATTCGAAGTTGACGAGGAATTTTTAAGAATGTTTTACGAAAAGCAAAATGCTGAGGCGCGTAAAAATGGTTGATAAAATTGTAAGAATAAAACTTGAGGGCGGTAGCGCGATATCTGGCGCTAACAGGACTAACAGAGCTGTAAAAGGCGTTGGCACAAGTGCAGACAGGGCGAGTGACTCACTAGGCAGAATGAACAGAGTTGCTAGCGCCGTCATAACTGCCTTAGCGACCAATCAAGTTGTTAAGTATGCCGATTCGTGGACAACAGTTAATAACAGGCTTGCACAAGCAACGAAAACAGCAAGAGAGTTCAACACAGCACAACAGGGTGTTATAGCTATCGCACAGAGAGCCTCCACAGATATCGAAGGTGTTGCAACGGCTTATTCAAGATTATCACAAGCGACTACTGATTTAAATTTAAGTCAAGACCAGCTGCTAGATGTGACAAATAAACTAACCCTTGCCTTGAAAGCTGGTGGGGCAACAGCGGAAGAAACTAGTTCTGTTATGATTCAGCTTGCTCAAGGTTTGGGTTCTGGCGCTTTGCAGGGTGATGAATTAAGGTCGATTCTAGAATCATCAATCCCAATCAGCAAGGCTTTAGCGAAAGAATTTGACACTAACGTTGGCAGCCTCAAGACTCTAGGTGCGCAAGGCTTAATAACTGCTGATAGAGTGATAAACGCACTAGAGGGTATGGATGAGTCTGCATTAACATTTACAAAAACATTCTCAGACGGATTAACTAATGTAAATAACGCGCTTACTGTTTATGTTGGCGGAATAAACGAATCACTGGGCGTAACTAAGTTTGCAGGTGAAGCTTTAAATTCATTTGCTAAAAATATAAATGTTATAACTGATGCCGTAATAGCTTTAGCCGCTCTGTTTGGCGCGAGACTTGTTGGTGCTGTAGCTGCATCAAC